AATCCCTCTCCCCAAGTAAAACCTAGGAAGAGAAATGCAATAGTACCCATTGATGCAATGATCGTTAGAAATCTATTCATGATTTCACCTCCTCAAAATCTTTTATAAATTGTTCAGCATCATCTTCATCATAAGATTTTTGCTCTACTAAATACTCTTTTAATTCTTCTCTAGTATTTGGTAAGCTGTCCTCATAGTAATCTGCCACTACATCTGCTACAAATTCTCTAGCATCATAATTAGCAACATTTTCCCATGCCCAATCTTCTGCTATCATTCTTTTAATTTCATTAAATTTACTCATGATTGCACCTCTCTTTTATGCAAGGCAATTTCAACATCTTTTAAAATGCTTTGAATAGTTGCATCAGATAAATGACTGCTATTGCACATCATTAAATGATCTCCCTTAGTATTAACAACCTCAATTGCAATTGTTTCAATCGCAAAATCTTTAAGAGTAGTTATCACTAAATCTTTTGGAACACCATTAGGGTATTTCAAAAAACATGAGACTAACAACCAGTCAGCCTTGCTCATGATATTTGGCAAATCTCCAATAGGAGTTTTACCTTTCATATCAATCCCATATTTGCTTCCCATTTCTGAAAAGACTTTATCTCGTTCTTTATTCATAATTTACCTCCAAAGTAATTGAATAAGTTTAAGTTTCTGTTTCGACTCTTTTGAGTCCACCTACCTATAAATAGATAAGTGCCACTTTCGTGGTCATCAGTGAAAATACACATTTTCAGACAGAAATTGCCAAAATCAGCTTCACCTCCTCGCCACAGAGAACGAATCAGAGGAGGGTCAAGGGTCTAGTGACCCCCAAAATACCCCCCTCTTAAATCGCTTCTAGTGATAGAAGTCAGCAGTATCAACATACACAACCTCGCCAAAGGCTAGGTTTTCTGAATAACTGCTTTTCTCAGTGACTGCCCAAAAGACTGGAACATTAGGCTCGACCTCTTCGCTAACCTCTCCCCAACCATCAGTGAAATAGACAATGGCTTGAACCTCGTCTACATCATCTGAAAAGTCATTGAACAAGTTAAAAGGAGGGTCAAATAAAGTTCCACCTCCTCCACGAACAGTTAGCTGAATGTCCTCGCCTTGATCTAACTCATAGATATCCCACCACTCGCCTTGTTGATTCTTACGAACCACAGTATCGCAATAGCAGACTCTAATCTTATCAAGACCACAATCCTCAGCCATAGCCTGTATCTCAGTTGCGAACATATCTAATTCATATTGAGAAACAGAACCACTGGTATCAATCACAATGGCTAGTTCACCGCCTTGTGGAGACTTCGCTTTGCTAGGTAAATTAATACCTCTAAATTGATGTCTCCTGTTAGGTCTTGCCCAAGTAATGTCATCAGCAACAGAGGACTGTAAAAGATCATTAAGTTGATCTCTCCAATCCACTTTTACTTCTTGATTCGCATCAGCAGAACCAAGACCATTAGATGAACCAGTGCTACTCATAGCAACCTCTAACTTATCAGCTAAAGAAATTGCTCGTTGAATCTCACCTTTTAATTCTTGCATTTCTGCATCATTTAAAGGAGTTCCATCTTCAGAAGTAGCATCCCAAACCTCGCCAATTGCAGAGGGTAGTTCATCCCAATCTGTTCCAGTTCCAGTCTCAGAAATATTTTCTTGACTGGTATCTGAAATTTCATCAGCTTCAGATTGAGAGTCACTTGTACCCTCTTCATCAGAATCTTCATCGCCACCTTGACCTTGACTTTGAGCATCTTGCTCTTCGTCAGAGTTTTCTCCATTAGGTTTTTGTTGATTAATCTGATTAATTGCATCTTCCAAGGCTTCCTCGTCTTTTACCAAGATTGAGTAAACCTTTTCTGCAGTCATGCCTTTATACTTATGATCTAGTAAACCACCCATAGGAAGTTCCATTTTTAAATCCCAATATATGTAGGCATTGATTACATAATCACACGCTATATTCCAAACTTTAGGATGTCGCTTTCCTCTTCGCAGAGGATGTTCATAAACCACATGGAATGCTTCATGAACCAAAACGCCTTGAAGTTCGGCTTCGCTTAGACCCAAGACAAAAGGAGGAAAGTAATAAATTACTTTCCCATCAGTTGCCATTGTTTCGCACTTAGACTCATCGACCTCAATTAAATCAAGGTGCAAGAGCATGGATGCCATGCCCACATTACCTTTCATTAATTTTGCTCTCGCCTTAACTATGTAGTCATGAGCCAATTGTGGCTCATTTACAGTTGCTAAATTAGTCATCTTTTTTCCCTCCAAAGGCTCTTCCTAGGAATCCACCTTTTAGAGAGTCAGCAGACTCTTCTAACTTATCAGCTAAGTCTTTTCTCTTTTGATCAGCTAAAGCATCATCCTCTCTCAGAGAGTCAATGCCATTGTTATAACCATTGAAAGTTGCAACAACGCCAACCAATTTTTGATGAGCATCAGCGATATCTTGATCATTACCTAAAATATCAGAATTGATATTTGGTAAAGACCCAGTTAATTTTTCCAGTGCTTTAAAACTGGAAGCATTAAAGAAACCTTTTTGTTTCTGTTTAGGGTCATATTCTCTCAATTTTTTCGCTAAGTGATCAGTCTGTTCAAGAACAGCATCAACAGTAGTTTTCAAGACATTCTTGATATTATTGTTGAGTCTATTCTTCACATCGTTTTCTATCTTCGACCTTAACTTTTCTGATACATTCAAACGAATGTCAGAGCCATATTGGGGAACAGTAGATATCTCGAAATCAAACCTAAATTTTGATCTAAGTTCATCGAAAGTTGGATAATCACATTCATTGAACGCTTTACCAAGATTTCTTTTAGCTTGTTCCATTTTTTGTGGGTAGCTTTTAAGAAATCCATCTACTTCTTTATCCCATTTTTGCTTGGCTTCATCTACTGCATTTTGCAATGATTCCAGTTGAGAGTTAGGGCATAAACGCCACCCACTAACAACCTTGTTATCCCAATCAGTAGAATTATCTGCCCAAGGCAAAGTCATCGGATAGTAAAAACTATTCCTAAACTCATTCAAGATTGAACGAAAATATTTGTTAATATCCTCGCCAAAAATGTGTTTAGAAACACCTAGTAATCTCTCACTAGAAACCTCAGTTTCTTTTGCTAGATTACGCTTTAACGCTTTATCTGTTCTGATACCACTAGGATGCTTCGCAGTCATGCGAACCAACACTGCATTTTCAGACAGAGTATTAGTTAATTTTTCCATAATAAGAACCTCCATTCTTTATTAGAAATTGCTGTTTCGACCTTAATTGGTCAAGTCATTCACAACCTAGTGAACAACCTCCACTCTCGTGGTCATCAGATGAGTAAAAAAAACTCATGACAGCAGAGCAGAAAATATATTTAACCAGTAAATATAAATTCTGCCCTCCCCAAAACTTAGACTTCTAAGTCTTGATTCTTGATTTTGAACTCTCCATATCTTGCAGAATCCACCACATCATCCCTTGCTCCAACAAGAGACCTTACGAAGAAAATTCCAAATTCAGGCGTAGGAAATTTCTCAATGTAATCAAGGGCATTAGCAAAGTAGTCATGCAATTTATCATCGCTTACTTCTTTAAGAACAGTCACTAATGCACAGACAGTTGCATAGCAGAGACCACCACTATCAACAACCTCGACATCCTTGCCCTCACAAATATCTTGCAAGTTGGGAACATCATTTTTCAGAGATAAGAATGACATAAACTCAATCGATGCTCTCTCTCCAATATCGCCTTGCACTATCAATTGCAAAACTTCTTTTGGAGGGTCAATTTTGAGAGTATCGCTTAACCTTGCCCATGATCTTGGACTTGGTTGTGGAGTTGTTATCTTGGGGTCAAAGTCATTCAACAATTCAGGCTGAAAACTTATAAATCCCAAGATGTCAGAACAGATATCATTCTTACTTGCCCATGCTAACCAGTCATCAGTGCTATGCTCGAAATCGATCATGGTACAACGACCAACGACATGGCTAGGTAGCTTGTTGCTTCCTGCTCTATCAGTTGCCCTATTACCTGCACAAATAACTTTCCAACCTTTAGGCAATGAATAGTCTCCTATTCTTCCCTCATACAGCAATTGTCCGCAAATAGCCTGTATCGAATTATGTGCTTGGGCATATTCATCGAAGAATAAAATACCCTCACCACTAACAGGAAGATTACCTAAAAAGGCTCTCTTCTGTTCATTCGCATCGTTGATATAAGGTAAACCACCTAGATCAACAGACTCATACAACGATAGTCTGAAATCAATAAATCCAAACTCTTTTTGAGTAGGATTAATCTTATCCACGACTACCTTTCTATCCTCAGCAATGTCATCGACATATGCTCGAACAATTGCACTTTTTCCAATACCAGTTCCTCCTAAAAGGAATGGGGTATTAGACCCTTTTAAAACTGCCTTGATAGACAGTAATGCTTGACTTGGTTTCATAATAAAGACCTCCATCTTTTTTGTAATGATTCAAGTTAATTTCGATGACTGGTAAATAAAATATTTTACCTACCAATCATCACCAAGACTGGATAACAATTTGCTATCCAGTTTCGACTGGATTTCACAGTCTCATCAGTTGGCTTAACTCACTGCATAAGGTGAGTAATTTTTTTGCAATTCATTGAATGTTTTAACAGCATTAGAATTAGTTTCTCTTGCTGATAATTTATTCAAATATCTATCCCATGCTTTATCCCAAAGTTCTAAAGCATCGTCATCATTTTTGAATCCACTCTCAGTTGCAAATTCCATGCAAGAAGAATGAGTTGCTGATTGAACACCATGCACTTGCAACCAAGAACATATCGTAATTGGGCATCTGCCCAAGTAATGAGTTTCCCCATCAGCTAAACATTCAATTCCAAACCCATCATTGCTAGGGGAAATAAAGATTTCTTTATAATTTTTCATAATAATTACCTCCAAGTAATTAAAGTTATTCACGACATTGTGAATACCAAGACTAGGTAATTGCTTACCTAGTTTCGCCACCTTTCAGTGTTGCTCGTCAGTTGGTTTTGATAATAAATGATTTAACAGTCTATCTGCTCTTGGCGATGTATAGCCAAGATATTTGCTTAAACCTTTTATTCTTTTTACTAACATCATTTTGATTTCATGCTCTTCTCTCTCAGTCATTTTTCGACTTCCATCAAAGTTTAAAACATCAAAATTATCTTCTAGCCAATAGCAATCTAACAGTTCATCAAATTTCTCTATGATTAATGTTTTTGCATAATCGTTAGCACTCATTTTTTCTTCATATCTAGTTATCATAATTAAGACCCTCCAAGGTCATTGTTTCTTGAACCCCAAAATAGGATTCTCTTCAGCGTGTTAATTCACGGACAGTTGGAGGACTGCCCTCAAGATTTCAATCCATGCTTCTTTAATCTCTCAGTTGTATCGAATCTCCCTATCTCACGACAGTAAGAACAACATGGTATTCCTCTTGAGTTTTATGAGTCTTGCTTCTTCACCTTGTCACTTGGTTTTACACTCTCTCACACTAGCTACTTTCTCAGGCGTATTCAAAATGGACTTTCAATCTGAACCTTATCCAATCCTACTTCTAGAACCTTTACCTTTAATCCTTTAGAGAACCCTCTTGGGCGGTAGCTACCTTTTTGAGCCATGATCGTTTTGGGCTATATACGAATTATATATAACTGGTAGAAGATATCAACATTTCAATCATCATCTAAGTCATCTTATTAGATAGCAGAATGTGGGCATTACGAAACTCCTCCTACTGGTAGATAATATTTCTCATGGATAAAGACAAAACTCAGGAAGAAAAACCTAACCTTAAATTGGTAAAAGATAAGACCAAGTTGACCATGAAACAGAGAGCCTTTTGTGACCTCATCATCAAGGGCAAGTTGGGAAGTCAGATCGAATGCTATATGCAAGTCTATGATGTCGCTCTAACCAAGACTGGGAAGATACCTAAGCACGCTCATGTGGATTGCTCTAGGCTCATGGCAAACCCTAGTGTTAGCCTAACTATAGCTAATGGATTGAAACGCTTAGAGACCAATGCAGTAGCTTCCACTACTCGAACGAGAAGCTATGTTCTTGAACAGCTTATGAGAGAGTCTAAGGAAGCGGACAGT